GCTATTATAAACTAATGCACCCCTAGCTGTAATGGTTCCAGACCATGTTACGTTATCAAAAGATACCCAAGCAACGTTATTGCTAGTATCGCCAGTAGGTGGGTAAGATATTGTAAGAACTTGACCTCCAGCCGTATATCCGCTTCCCGTAGCTTCATTAACAGAAGTATAAGCGGTGGTGCTATTATTAAGAGTAGCGTTAGCGTTATAAAGAGCGATTTTATATACATATGGTGTTCCTACGGCAAAGTTTTCTAACGCACTCAGTAAGTTAGTTTTAAACAGCGTAGTTTGTCCTTGGACTATGCTCATGCGTTACCTTTGATATTAGCATTGAGTTTAGTTTGGCCATCCCGGTAACTGTCACCCCGTTCAAGAGCGTCACACATTCTACGTAACTCGGCTAAAGCTTCTTGGTATTTACTGGAGTACAAAGTAATAATATCGGCTTCTGCTTTCATATAAATAGCAGCTTCCATTAACGCCCCGTAAAGTAAAATAGGATCATAGTTATTACCAACCCAAGATGTTCCAGCGGTAACGATAGATGGGGGGTAGTAAAAATAATGCATTTCAACCTGGTAATTAGCATCTGGTGTAGGTCCTAAAAGGCAAGATAAAGCGTTGACGTTAGTGTACTGCGTACCAAATAATGAATAATACTTAGGTGTTCCAGTTACTGTCGGCGTTGGATATGCTTCACGAATAAAGTTGACATCTTTGTTAAGCAAGTATGTAAATGGTGTTGAATAATCAGCCGTATAAATAGCCACAGAATAAGCGGATAACCAATCAGTAGGTAAAGATAAATACTGATTCCCTGCTGTTAAAGTTCCCGTTACGTTGCGTCTTAATGTTGGAATGTTAATTGCATTATATATTCGTGTTTCAGCTTCGGTAATAAAGGTATTAACCTGTGTGTTGCTTACAGTTACTACAGACGTAGTTCCATCAGTTCCAGTAAACGTAGTACTTGGAAACTCATTTTCACAATAATTTTTTATTGTTTGGAATAACGTTGTATAGTCCATTAGCCCATTGGTCCTCTGCTCATAACGCCTTTAGTAGCTGCGCCTGTACCACGTATTTTAATACCGTCTGTTTTTATTTTTTCATTGCCCGCTGATTTACTAATATTGCCTACAGACATATCGTATTCATTAGCATCGCTACGGTTTGGTCCTTTGCCTGGGTTTGCTTCAACAGTTGTTTTTTTACCAGACATAGTGTGTGGTGCTGCATATACTGAGGCTTCACCAACTTCTTTACCCATTACTTTTTTAGAAAATGTAGCCATTATCTACCCCTTTGAGCTGCAACTTTAGCCAGATTACGACCCATTGATTTCATGTTGGAATTAGTCTTACCAACAGTTTTTTTCATTGGTCCATTTTCAATTTTTACGCTTGGTCCAGAATCACCAAGATTTTTACCTTTGGTTTTTCCTGACTTAGTTACGCCGTCAGCGCCTGATTTATATCCCATTTTAAACTCCTTAATTTACGGTTACACTGTTAATTGTACCAATTCCCACTAAAGAATTGGGGGTTAATTGCCTATCAAATCCAAAAGAACCACCTACAGGATACCAGCCCCACTGAATTTGTCTACTACCATCCGCAGGATAACCATTTTGGTCAATGCCTGTACCATTGCCATTTAACAACTGCAACCCTGTTAAACCCGATCCATAATAACTAATATCAGGTCTTGGTTCTCTTACTGCCTGTGGATCATTTACAGGATACATACCTAACTGCAACTGCGGTTGATCTGGTTCCCAACACTCTGGACAAACTTTAATGCTAACTTGTTTGGTCTTAATCGTTAATTTTTTTAACTGAACAAGTTTATATCTTTGACCACAACGATCACACTCGGCAATTGAATGCTTGCCAGATGCAAAATTACTAGGCACGAGTCTTTCCTCTTATGCAACATCCATCTGCACGTTTTGATGCAGAAGATACCTTACCGCCTTTTTTCATACCTGTTTTACCAGCTTGCGCAGTTTGCATATCAGCAAGTTGTTTTTTATAATCTTCATTATTTTTTTCTAATGCAGACATTCTTGCATCGGCGGCACTTGTGTCTGGAGAACTTGTTAGTTTATCTACTAGTGGTTTAGCGACTCCAAAAACGCCATATTTTAAAATATCATCCATATTATTTCCTATCTAGAATAAAATAAATTACGTGGCACCCAACGTATTGGCGCTGTTTCTCTGTCTTCTTGTGCTGCTAAATCAAACTGTCTTTCATATTCTTGCTGTAAAAACAAGACTCGATTAGGATCTGTTCCTTGAATTTTTACACTCAACATATAAGACAATCCTGCTACAAAACAATTAATAAAACGAAATGGAATGTCTTGTACGTTAACACCATTGCCAGCATCTTGCACCCTACGCATACGCCAGTACACGAGCGTGTAAGGGCCGCCACCGCCATCAGGGGTGGGCCATATATTTAAACAAGGAAGGTACTGAACATTAATTACATCATCGGCTGTGTGTGCTGCTGCAACAGTGTTATTCTGTCCTCTCCAACAATTCTGTAACTGGTTTCCTACAATGTTTGTATAAGTAATAGTTTCAGAACCAATCTGAATAAATCCTGTTGATCGCAAATTTAAATTGGTAATATCCGCATTTGTAGCGGTCTTTAATGTAATAGTTGTATCAGTTGCGCTAATGCTTGTCTTTAATAAATATTCAGATATATCAGTATTCCCCGATTGTCTATTATAGTAAACCTGTATAGGTCTTCCTGTAGCTAACTTATTAGGAATCGTTGCGTAAGTTGGTTCAGATATACGGCTAAGATTGATGTCAGTTTGATTAGATGTACTACCGTTATTTGTACGAGTTTCAAGATCAAGAATATCAATTGTATCTACTGGCACAGGGTAAACACCTAAATTAGTTGTCAGTTGAACACTTACTTCTTCTACAGTCCAAAGATTAATTCCACGATTAGCCCATTCAATCGTCATTAAATTAATTGATCTACGTGCTGTGCGCAAATCATAACCAGAGCGTAACTGTGAGCCACAACGCTCAAAAGCCTCTTCAGCTAATTCTGTGAGGTCTAAGTTAAATACGCTGGTTCCTGACGTATATGCCATTATTTTTTAGCCGTTTTTGCTGAATTAATGAAATCCTGATTAGAGGGGGCTCCTTTACTTCCGGGCTTACGCATCTTCTCTTTAGATCCAGCAGCGATGCGAGCTTGTTTTTTATGAATGTTTTCATAGAGTCCACCACCACTTAACATATCAGTAACCCTTAACTTGCCGGGTTTAAGAAAAGATTTTTTAGCTATACGTGCGCCAGCTTCGCCAACTCCACCACCTTTAGCATATTCCATAAAGTCCGTATTATCTTTACGAGCTTTCTTTTTACCGCCGGGCATTTTGGATGGAGCTATATCGCCCATTCCACGAGAGGCTCTCATTTTTTACCCTTTACTTTGCCACCACCACACATAACCATAGTACCTTTGGTTTTGCCTTTTACACAACAACCATCGGCCCTAGATGAAGCTGAAGACACTTTACCGCCTTTAGCCATTTTTTTATCCGAATCTTTTGTTGGTCGCTTTAACATATCATAACCAAAATCAAGCATTTTTTTTCCTACATCTTTTGCTTTTTGATCTCTTGCTTCTAGTTCTTTTTGTTTTTTAGCGCCTTCTGCTTGGTAAGCGTCATAACCTTTTTGGGTTTCTCTTGTTCCAGCATCAGTTATAGTTCCGTCATCATTCATTTGAGTAGCCATTTTATTTCCTTTTAACAAAATTTGCCACGAGTGTGACCTTTAGTTGCAATACCATCACCACGACTAGATGCTGATGAACGTTTTACTGTACCGCCTAATTTATAAGGCTTTGTTTTTTTTAAGTTTTTCTTTCTTGCCGCTTCTACTTTTTGGTCTGATATTTTTGTATCTCTAAGCTGTGCTGCTTTTTCTTTTAAAGTTTTTTCTCTATACGCTTCTGAATCTACTTCTGGCGCTACAATTTCTGGGTCTCGTAGACCAACAATTTTTCTATAAACCGACTGAGTAGGTGCAGAAAGTTTAAAGTCTGCGGGTGCTTCTGGTATAAGTTTTTTTAAGTTAGCGTAAGAATTAGAATTATCGGTTTCTTCTGCAACTGGCACAGACACAGGTTTTATTTTGGTTAATTCTTTAGCCCTAGATGCATTAGCTAAATCTTTTTGACCCATAGCCTCATACGTGTCAGCCTCACTAAGTTGCCCCATTCGATATTTTACAATTGGGTCATCACCAGTGTAATCACCTGTGGATCCACCGTCACCAAAACGTTTTATTTTACGTTTCATCTTAGCAGTACTTTCCGCCTTTAGACATTTTTATCATTGTGCCTTTGGTTTTACCCTTAGTCGCAACACCATTAGCTTTAGATAATTGGCTAGTTTTACCACCCATAGCCATTTTTGCCATACCGCCTTTTTTAAGTTTAGAAAGATCAGTACCTTTCCCGCCCTTATGTTCTTGAGCATCATGCATTCTTAAAGCCTTCTTAACCATAGCTTTATCTTGAGCCATGTCTGTCTTGCCGCCTTCTTTCATCTTTTTCATTACGCCACCTTTATTAAATAATGTTGATTTTCCATGATTTGTTTTAACAGTATTAATTTTTTGTAAATCAGGCCTTGACTGCTGTGGGCTTTTTAATTTCATTCCTTTATCTGCTTGCATAAAATCTTCGCCAACAGATTTAGGAACTCCGGCTTTTTTTGCAAACTCAGGATTATTGGCTACTGCTGCCATAAAATTATGTTGTTTCTTACTTGTGCTTGGCATGTTATTTATGTCCTTCAATGAATCTATCTAGTTTAGCTTCAATGCGATCAAAACGGTTAATAATCTGATCCATATCGCTACGCACTTCCATTTTAGTAATGTAATCACGAGCAACTTCTTCTCTCGTTTTATTTAACAATATACCTTGACGAGTGAGTTCAGCAGCTTTGTCTTTAACAATAAAAGCCACAACGCCTCCTAGTAAGTAAGCACCCAAAGTTAATATTTCGAATATAGTCATTTAACATTTCCACCTTGCCAAACTTGCTGCTTTACGTGTTGGTCTGCCCTTTTCATCTTTCATAGGTCCGGGCATTCCGCTCATTCTTGCACAAAACGACTTCTTACGAGGTCCACCTTCAGGTTGTGGGGCTTTTAGATTTGACCCTGTTTCCCTGTTATACTTCGCACGACCCTTAGCAGTAAGTCCAGCCCCTTTAGAAACCGGGAGTTTTTCGCCTCTTCCAACTG